GGTTGTCCATAGACCGCTTGACACTGTAACAAGTTCACTAGCTGCCGCTTGATTATCTGCGCCAAGAAACGCGGCGCAATAAACTTTGTTGTCGTATTTATCTGGTGCGGTTGATGTCTGCAATGTCGTTGTCAGACCTGACGCAAACGTCAACTGCTCGTCGTTCAAATAAACTTCTTCGACGCTTTCAATCTCGTGACCAGCCAGTGCCACCAGAATGTGCAAGTCTTTATTGCTGTTCGTTGTTTCTTTGTAAACAATCGCACCGCCAACCTTCGTTTTGCCATAGACAATCGCGTGGTCTGCTGCGGGTGATAAGCCAGCTACGTCATATCCAGTCAGATTGTTGCCAGCGTTTACATCTTTGACATCTGGCGCAAGCAATTTAGCTGCGGTGGAAAGTGCGAATGTCGTAGCGAAGTGCGTCCAGAAAGCTGATGTGGCAATAGCTGAAATGCCAACCGCACCAGCAGAACTAATGAAAGCCACAGCCGCGCTAACAGGGTCAGCCGAAGCCACCGTGGGAATTAGCACCATAGGAATTAAGTAACGCCACATATTAAATCGCCCAGAAAATATCGTCAGCCTGTGTCGGTAAGAATACCACACCTGCGTCAGAAATAAACGCCACCTTTTCACCTATGCAAACGCCAAGCGCAAGATTAGTGACTTGATTATCTGCTGGGCGGCCAACTAATGAACCACGCGGCGGCAGCTTAACGTGTATTCGCAACAGTCTCTTGTCTAAGGCTTGCTCGATACTCGCAAAGCCCTGCGTCTTTAGCAGCTTTACATAATGCCGCTTTGCGCCGAAGGCTGTCTTGTAATTACCCGCCCAGTCCGATGCCAATGGCTTGCCGGTCATCGCAACATGCGCTTGATTGGCAAAGTTCAGGCAATCATTCTCACCCCACGCAAACGGCTTATCGCGCAGACTGTCAATCAAATCGTCTAAGTTATGTGACCATTCTGCTAGGCGCATCACCGCCCCCAAGCAAACTTCTTGTCCTGCAAGTCGTTGACAAACTGGAAGCCTAAATCATTTGGAAAGCGTGACTTTTGGCTTTCATGTGTATAGCGGCGCACACGCGGACGCTGCAAGTCAATCAATCGGCTTTCAACGCCGACTGCAATGGTCGATGTCTCTGCGCCTTCGTCAATGTTCATCTGGTCAATGTAGCCAGTGAAAATCTCAGCCATTACGCTTTCCGTTGATGTAGCGATAGAAAAAGCAGACCCGTCCTCATTGAGTAGCAGAGACCCGTTTTCCTGCAACAGAAACTCGCCATTGGCGTTCTGTGCGCCAAAGTAAATCTTACACTTGCGACCCTGATACGGCTCAGACAGCGCAAGGCTGATAAGTTCGCTAGGTATGCCAGACAGTGTAAGCGTCGCGCCTCTTGCTGCGATTTCAGATGTTTCATCAATCGTTGAGATGGCAAGCATATTGCCACTGCCGACATAGATATCGCCATCAATAGTCTGCTCACCCAAGCCAGACCAGAACCGCAATGTCGATGTCTGAAAGAATAACTCCACCGCAAAAAACGGCGTAATCTCTGCCGCCAGTATTTCAGTGGCAAGTGCTGTTGGTAAATCGCGGCTCACGTTATGGCCTCGACTGCGGCAAAGGTAATGCCGAAGTGTGTCACTTCGTTGATTGACCAGTTTGTTTCATTGCTGGCAAGACGAAACACGCCTTTGGCACTGCTGACTGTGACCGCCGCATTATCGGCTGGTTCTGTGCGAATAGACGGGTAAATGTCGATGGCCGCTTCGCCAGACCCGTTAGTCGTTACATCATTCAACACTTTATGCAGCGTTGCTGACGATGATGTGCCAAGCTGAATATAGTCGCCAGCCTTTAGATAGCCAGACGCATTAGCTGGCGCGCCATCAATAGTCAGACTGCCGCCTGTCTGGCTTGCGCCGTTGACTAGCGGTGTGCCGGGTGTAGATGCTGCGCTGCCGCGTGGTGTTGCACCTGATGGGTCGCCTAGCAGGAATGTGCCTTGCTGACCTTTTAGCTTGACCAGAAACGACACCCATTCTTCGCCTTCGGCGCGGGTCATTGGCGGCAGTGTAATCTCTGCTTCCCACTGCTGACCCGAATGAGAAATCACTTGCTGTTTTAGCGTAAATGGCGATTGAGATATGCCAACGACATTACGCGCTCGGAGATTGATTGAGCGGATGCCAGTGACTGTCGGCAGTGTTAGTGGGTAAGAGTATGCCATCAGAAAGCCTTGCTAAATGAGCCGCCGCGCTGTTTCGCGTCCAGCACAGCAGCTTTGGCTGAGTTAGCGATTTGCGGCATAAGTTGTGCAATCTCAGCGCGAACAGTCTGAGATACCCCAGTGGAAATGTTGATGTTCTGAACGACGGTTGTGCCGCCGCCGCCCTGCAGGTCTTCGTTAGGTATAATGCTGCCAGAGGACGCTGGAACAAACATTTCAGCACCGCGCTCACCAACCATACGCGGCACTCCGCGCTGCACTGAGCCACCAATAGCCGTGACCTTTGCCGGCACTGCTGGTGCTGGGGTGGCTGTGCCGCCGCTGAACAGTCCAGAGATTATTGGCTGAACGACCTGCAACTTAATAAACTCTTGTATAATTGCGTTTATGATTGTGCGAGTAAAATCTCTAAAACTTTCCATCGTGGATTTGGTTCCATTGAACATATCCGTGATGTTTTTCTGCAAGCTGCTTTCGACCGTCTGCTCTAGAAAGCCAAAGTTTTCTCGGAAAGCCTCTTTAAGCCTATCGCTCATGCTTATGACTTCTTCAATCTCAGCATTTGCATCTTCTGCGCTGGCAGAGACTGAATCTTTCACACCTTTAGTGCCTGCCTTTATAGCGTCCTGCAGTTCAACAATTTTGGTGACGGGGGCAGAGAGGTCTATAGTTCCAAGCTCGACTGCGCCCCGCGTCAGGCCAGATATAAATAAGCTGACCTGATTGCCTAAAATCTGCAATCCAACCAAAGCTCTTTTTATGCCGTCAAGGAACGCGCCAGCAATGCTGCGTCCAAACTCTGCAACGCTGCCGCCGCTATCATCAATCGCACCTTTGACTTTGTTCTGCAGGGTATCTGCAAGCGTTTGCAAGGCCGGTGCGAGGGCTGCTGTAAGCTGGGTAACGATACCCGTAAACAAACGACGAAGCCTCAGAAAAGCGTCGTTTGCTTGTTCTACGCCCCTTGCTGCGTCGGTGCTTAAAACCAAGCCAAGACTGCCGGCCTCTTTTCGCAAGTCAGCAAAACTGCCCTTACCGCTTTCTAGAACCCGGATAACCTCACTGGCGCGACCTCCAAAAAATTGCTGCGCGATGGCTGTTTTTTCAAATCCATTCTCTAGCTGCCCAAGCCGGTCGCCAACTAATTCAAACAAGCCAAGCTGGTCGCCACTCAAGTCGCGTATGTCTTTGATGCTGATGCCGAGCTTATCAAATGCCTCTTTGCTGGTCGTAAGGCCGCGAACTGCAAAGTCGTTAGTTACGCGAGAGAGGTTGCGAACACCCTTGCCTAGCGTTTCAAGCTCTACGCCGGCAATCTCACCAGCAAACTTTAGCCCTTGCAGTTCTTGAACTGAGAGGCCGATAGTGCGCGAAAGTTTTGAAATCCGGTCGGTTGCTTCGAGTGAGTTTTTAACCAGCAGACCAATACCGGCGATGCCGGCAGTTCCAACCAGCGCAGTCTTAAAGTTAAGAATCCCCTTAGCTACTCCGCCGAGGGTTCTTTGGAACTTACGAAAAACACCTGTTGCGGTGTCTTTCGCTCCGATGAGAATATTAAGTCTTTCCTGCGCCATCAGTTATCTCGTAAAAAGCAATCCACTCCACGACCTCATTGTAACTGATGTTTTCAATCTCTGCGATGGTTTTATTAAGCCGACCCGCTAGACCTATCAGTGTCATTCTGAACGGGTCGGCCTTTAGTTTTTTGCCGTCTCATCCAAATCAAAGAGATTGCCCATCAGTGCTGTCGCAACAGAAGTCACGACACCAATCGGCTGCCGCAGGAGTATGGGGCGGTCTTCAATGTCAAAGACTTTTTCACCCTCTGCGTCCTGCGCCTTCATAATAATTAAGTCAACCAAACCATCGACCGACGGGTTGTTGATGAAGTCTTTGTGTTTTTTCTGCAAACGCGAAAACTCCCCGGCGAGAAGCGGTGTCGAGAAAAGAACCAGTGGCTCTCCATCTTGACCCCACTCCTCAACGGAGATTTTAGTGCGCTCGAGTTCAGTGTTTGACCGTATTTGGTCGCCAATTTTAGACATAGTGCCACCCCCTGTCTGTTAGATTATACGGTTGTTTCGGACAGTGCGCCTGTGCCTTGAACCGTCAGAGCCATCTCTACCATACCGTCAAAGCTGGCAGTGATTGTGCGACCCGTCAGGATAGCTGTGCCGGTGTAATAGGTGTCACCGCTTGTGTCGCCTTCTGGGAACACCGCAAAAGTAACTTCCGCACCAGCATCTAACGCAGCCTGCGCTGTGTCAGTTTCGTCAAAGAAGACCTCAAGAGAGCCAGTAAAGGTTTTGAGACCAGCTTTGTAAGTGCGGTCTGCGTTGCCCATCGTGGTGTCCTCGATAACCTCGGCTGACGATTCAATCGTGTAGCTTCGGACTTCACCGACTGCGGTTGCTGAACCGCCGCTCGGCGTGATTTTAACAGTTCCTTCTGAACCAGTATGTGTTGCCATTTTTCAATCTCCAAGTTTGCAAACAAAATAAGATATTAAGCGGCAGTCTCAATATCGTTTTCGACTGTAGCATAAGTGATTGCAATGGTAAATCGCCCCATGCCAACAGATTGTTCGCCGTCTGCGGTATAGTCGGCCTCAAACTCCGTAACCTGAGTGTCTTTGGCGTAACCGCCGCGTGTCAGGTCGGTGTAAAGGGCTTCCTCTACCTCAACAGCTATCGTGTCGAGCGTATCGTCAACAGCACTCGTGCCTTTGACATACGCTTCAACGATTACCTCTAGGGAGCGAACCTGCGTGCGTGGCGTCGTCACCGTCGCGTAATCGCTGCCCTCGTTTTTTGTATATATGCAAAGCGCAGGAAGCTTTGCCTCACCTAGCGGAAATAGCCGCGTCTGAAACACTTTGCTGCCGGTTGTAGTTAGCCCGGTCAGCGTCGTTGTTATGTTATCGCGTATGTTCTTCCTAACGTGTGCCATTAGTCTTCCTCTAGCACCAGCGTGGTTACGCCAGTTCCATCAGGCTGAACGACGCGAATAGTGTAAGCGACAGAGTTGATAGTAATCGCGTCACCTTCTGCAGCCGCAGAGATATCTGAGGTGCGGCACACAAAACGCGGCTGCTGAATAGCAACACCAACCTCACCGAGTCCGGCTTCAAAAAACTCGTTATCAAATATGCCTTTTACATTCGAGGCAGAGCCGCCGGACGGCGTATAAGACGCAGTCACGCCAAAGTCATCGGCATCAAAAAAGATAGCCAATTCTGTGGCGGTTTCGACAGCCATTAGTCTTCACTCGGGGCGAGGTCAACATCCTCTGGTGTTTCGAGTGTTTCAACCGCACGGGTCGTTTTCTTTTTCTTTGGTGCAGTTTTTTTCTTGTCTGCAGCTTCTGCAAAACCACGCGCAATTAGCTTTTCAG